AAGCATAAAAAATACTATTATCAATAATATCAGCTTTCGCTACATTTCCTTTCTCAAATATAGCTTTAGGAACACTTCTTCCTTTACCTTCAACTCCATATTTTCCAATTATTAAATCGCTATTATTTTCTTTGCCGTAATTATATAAATCTTCTAGTGCTCTTTCGTGAAGTAAATCATCAGAATCTAAAAAGAATACATATTCAGCTTTACTCATTTTTAAGCCTGTATTTCTAGGTACGCTAGCATTTCCACTATTCTTTTTTAACTGTTTAAAACGGACTAATCCTTTATATTTTTTTATAACATTCAGAGTCTCGCCATTGTCATTTGAATGATCATCAATAATAATTAATTCGTAATCAGTACTCTTCATTGTTTGATTTAATACAGAACTAATGGTTCTATGTAATTTTTCGCCGTTATTGAATGTTGGCATTATAACACTTACTTTTTTCATTTTCATTTCTCCTTTGCTTACTTTATATATTAAAGCGCCACATAGGCGCTATTAATCAAAAATTCGATAGTTATAAATAACTTTGCCTATAACTTCGATTTCATCAATAGAATCTAAATCGTAAGAATTAGTTTTAAATTCATCTGAATAGCTTACTGGGTCTAAATGTAGTTTTGTTTCAGTACGTCTCACACGCTTAACTGTATATTCACCACCTAGACGTAATACAAGGATGTCATTGCTGTTAAGTTTATGATCACAAGACTTCCTATAATCATGGACAATTATATAAGAACCGTTAGCGAGTATTTTATTCATGCTATCACCATTTATTTGTAACGCTATGCATTCACTAGGCTTACGACCATTAAAGGCTACGTCTGGAATATCGAAATCTTTTGTTTCAATTTCGACTGTCTCAAAATTTCCAGCAGAAACTTTTCCATAAAATGGCACTTGATAGTAATGATTAATGTTTTCTAATGGAACAATATCATCTTCTAAACCAATTAAATAATCCATGCTTACACCAAAGTAAGAAGCTAGTTGAGATACAGTTTTCGCTATGGGTTCTGATTTGTTATTTTCCCAATTGGACAATTTACCTTTAGTAAAACTGTTTTTCTTGTCCTTTGAAGGGAATTTTTCATGCAGTTCATCGCTAAGTTGTTGTAAAGTCAAACCTTTTTGCTTCCTTAAATTTCTTATTCTATCTCCAAAAGTCATTTCGTTCTAACTCCTTATTATTATTTATCCCCATGAATTTAATATACACCATGTGTTGTTTATTTACAACACTTATATAAGAAGAAATGAAAAAAGTTATAAAAACACGACAAAAGTGTTGCAAAAGTAAAAAAGGTGGTGTAGTATAATAGACAAGTCGTAAATACACGACTTAGAAAAGAGGTGCGAAAATGAACGGATATAACAAGTTGAAAGGTTTGTTAACAGAAAGAGGCATCAAGAATAAAGATTTAGCCGAATTACTTGATATAAATAGAACAACTGTTAATAAAAAACTAAATCGAACTAATGGGAACGACTTTTCAATGTCAGAAGTAAGAGCAATTTGTTTGTACTTAGATATCAGTGCAGACATATATTTTTTAAACCAAAGTCGTGAAAACACGACTAAAGAAACACAAACAACTTAATAGGAGGAAAACAAATGCAAGATTTAAAAAAGATTCATGAAATAGCAGTAAAAATCATCGAACTAGCAGAAAAAGAAAAATGGAGCGAAGAGGAATTACTAACGACAATAGACCTCTTACATCTCCAAAATAAAAATACATTGTCTTTAACTGTTGATGGTAAAAAAATTATTTAGGATTTTTTGTATTCATATCAACATCAAAAGTTAAAGGGTTTTCATCAACCAAAATTAATAGGTGACTTGAACGTATATCAATATTATTGCCGTCAACGTGGATTGTTACGACCAAACCATTTTCGTAAGCTAATCGAACACCTTTGCTACCATCTACAAATTCACATGGTGTTTCTTCAAACTTACCGGCATTTCTAACATTGATACTAAAGTTATAGTTAGTTTTCAATCTTATCACCACCCACCATCGCAGTAGCGATAAATAAATTATACACGAAAGGAGCATAAACAATATGCAAGCATTAAAAACAAAATCGAACATCGGCGAAATGTTCAACATACAAGAAAAAGAAAATGGAGAAATCGCAATAAGTGCAAGAGAGTTATATAAAGCTTTGGAAGTTAAAAAGCGTTTTAGCGCTTGGGCAGAAATTAACTTGAAGCATTTCAAAGAAAATAGGGATTTTACAAGTGTACTTACAAGTACGGTTGTTAATAACGGAGCTGTAAGACAACTAGAAGATTATGCTTTAACACTTGATGTAGCTAAACATGTTGCGATGATGTCAGGTACAGAAAAAGGTTTTGATTTTAGAGAGTATTTCATCCAAGTAGAGAAAGCATGGAACAGTCCAGAAATGATTATGCAACGTGCTTTAAAAATTGCTAACAACACAATCAATCAATTAGAAACAAAGATTGAACGTGATAAACCAAAAATTGTATTTGCAGATGCAGTAGCTACTACTAAGACATCAATTTTAGTTGGAGAGTTAGCAAAGATCATTAAACAAAACGGTATAAACATCGGGCAACGCAGATTGTTTGAGTGGTTACGTCAAAACGGATTCCTTATTAAACGCAAGGGTGTGGATTATAACATGCCTACACAGTATTCAATGGAACGTGAGTTATTCGAAATTAAAGAAACATCAATCACACATTCGGACGGTCACACATCAATTAGTAAGACGCCAAAAGTAACAGGCAAAGGACAACAATACTTTGTTAATAAGTTTTTAGGAGAAAAATAAAAATCTTAATAGGAGGAATTATCAATGAACACACTATACAAAACAACCCTCCTCATCACAATGGCAGTTGTGACTTGGAAGGTTTGGAAGATTGAACGAAATACGAGAAAGCCTGTAATCAATCGAAATGATTTTAGTAAAGAATCTACAGCAGAAACGATTGAGCGACACAGTGATCCTGATTCAGGAATAAAACTACTTAAGGCATTTTCTGACTTCACTAAAGAGAACCTTACCTAATTCTAAGAAGATGAAGTTTCGTTGGTACTCAAGTGATTCATGTAAAGCGGTAGAGTAAATCTTTTCACTGGAAACACCTTCATCAGCATTCTCTGTAAGTTTTTGAAGGTTCTTCTTGAAGTGTTCACTTTGACCACCGTATAGTTCATCAGCTTCATTAACAATTTTATAGTAAAGCTGTTCATATTCACTATATGACATATTATCCACCTCCTTTCACTAGGAGATAACTAAATTATACACAACACAAAAATAAAAAGGAGGAAAAGATATGATGAAAAATAGTTTGCAAGCTAAAGAACTTGCGGTAATTTTATCTGTTTCTAAATCCAAAGCAGGACAAATAATAAGAGAACTGAATAAAGAGCTTGAAGATGAAGGATACATTGCGATACGAGGCAGAATACCCGTCCAATTAGCTAGGAAAAAATTCCCTTATCACGACTTATCAGACCAGAGAATAATGGAGGAGTTGAAAAAAGAAAATGAGTAAAACTTATAAAAGCTACCTATTAGCAGTACTGTGCTTCACAGTCTTAGCGATTGTACTCATGCCGTTTCTATACTTCACTACAGCATGGTCAATTGCAGGATTCGCAAGTATCGCAACATTCATATTTTATAAGGAATACTTTTATGAAGAATAAAAAAACTGCTACTCAGAGCAATGAGTAACAGTGTCAAACATATCTAATAAAGAAATAAAAAATATGTTTTCAATATAAAACGAAATACGGAGGATGTCAACTATGACTAAAAAATATAAAGACATGACGCAGGAAGAAATAAAAGACTTATTATCTGAAAAAACCGCAGAATTATATGAATTAGCGAAAGAAATTAAGGGAGAAAGTAAATTTGATATTTTGCTTTTCTCATCAATAGGAGTTATCGACGGAGATTATTTAGCAGGTTCAAGTTCTGTGATTGGTCATACTTTCGATCTTGCTTCCTTATTGGATAGCACTAAGAGTTATAAAGACATTGTCAATGTTCTCCAAATGTGTAAATCACAAAAATTTCTCGGTATTGATGACAGCAAGGAGGACTAAAACAATGTATTACGAAGTAGGCGAAATCATACGCAAAAATATTCATGTTAACGGATTCGATTTTAAGCTATTCATTTTAAAAGGTCATATGGGCATATCAATACAAGTTAAAGATATGAACAACGTACCAATTAAACATGCTTATGTCGTAGATGAGAATGACTTAGATATGGCATCAGAATTATTCAACCAAGCAATAGATGAATGGATTGAAGAGAACACAGACGAACAGGACAGACTAATTAACTTAGTCATGAAATGGTAGAGGGGGATTAACTAATGGCTAATCTATATGAGCTATCAGAAGCATTTAAAAAGTTGTCTAATCAAGATGAATTAGATCCAACATTATTAAAAGACACATTAGATTCTATCCAAGCAGAAATGAATGTCAAAGTAGATAACATCGTCAATTGGAGACGTGAAACATTAGGTGACATAGATGTCATAGATAAAGAGATTAAGCGACTTCAAAATTTAAAAAAACAAAAACAAAATTTAACTGATCGATTAAAAGATTATTTAAAAGAGATGTTAGAAACACAGGAAGTAGATAGTTACCGCACAGCTACTAATCATATTTACAAGCGCAAAAACGGGGCTAGTAAAAATATTATCGATGAAAAACTTATTCCAAAGGATTATTGGCTATCACAAGCCCCGAAACTTAATTCTAAGCAACTAATCGATGATTTGAAAGATGGGAAAGATATTCCTGGCGTTGAATTAAAGGTAACAGAAAGCCTGGTGATTAAGTGATGAATAAATCAGAAACAGTTGTAGAAATAAACAAAGCTATGGTTGCGTTTCGTAAAGAAGTAAAACAACCGCTCAAAGATAAAAATAATCCATTTTTCAAATCAAAATACGTACCTCTTGAGAACGTTGTAGAAGCCATTGACGAGGCGGCAACACCTCATGGACTGTCTTATACTCAATGGGCTTTGAACGATGTAGACGGGCGCGTAGGAGTCGCTACAATGCTTATGCATGAAAGCGGTGAATATATCGAGTATGATCCTGTATTTATGAATGCAGAAAAGAATACGCCACAAGGAGCAGGCTCGTTAATAAGTTATCTTAAACGTTATTCGCTATCTGCGATTTTCGGTATTACTAGTGACCAAGACGATGACGGAAATGAAGCAAGTGGAAAAAATAATAATCCAAAACAGCAAACTAGAACGCAATGGGCAAGTAGCGAAACTATAGGGATTTTAAGGAAAGAGGTTATAAGTTTCACTAAATTGATAAAGGGCACGGATAAAGAAGCTCCACAAAATATAGTAGAACAAAAATTCGACATAAATAACTATAAATTAACAGAAAAACAAGCAGCAGAAGCTATTCAAAAAATACGAAACAACGCAAAAACAATTACTGGAGGAAAACAATAATGTTAAACAGAACAGTATTAGTAGGACGCTTAACAAAAGATCCAGAATATAGAACAACGCCGAATGGTGTGAGTGTTACCACTTTCACTATCGCAGTTAACAGAACATTTACTAACGCTCAAGGAGAACGTGAGGCAGACTTTATTAACTGTGTAACTTTTAGAAAACAAGCAGAAAATGTAAATAATTATTTATCCAAAGGGTCATTGGCTGGCGTTGATGGACGTTTACAATCACGCAGTTATGAAAACAAAGACGGGCAACGTGTGTTTGTTACAGAAGTAGTAGCGGACAGTGTTCAATTCTTAGAACCGAAGAATAACAACCAACAACAAAACAACAATTATCATCAACAAAGACAAACTCAAACTGGTAATAATCCTTTTGATAATACCACTGCGATTACTGATGATGACCTCCCGTTCTGATTGGAATGATTAGATGCCAATAATTACTAGTTATATCACTCAAGACGACGGCACAACAACAGTTGTCATCTCGGGTGTTGAATTAGGCAATAAAGAAACATTACTACTTGATAACGGATTTGATGTGGAAGTAGATGTAAACGTTATAGATCCGTTTCAAATTACTGGACAACAACGTAAATTGATATTCGCATTGTGTAACGATATAGAAGCTCATACAGGACAGCCTCGAGATTATATGAGACAAATGTTCCAAGATTATGTGAAGTTTCTGTATGGCTATGAAGAACGCATATCTTTATCAAATTGTTCTCGAACTATAGCTAAGCAAATTATAGAAGCGATGTTTGAGTGGATTTTTACAAATGCGATTCCATTAAATTATAAAACAAGCAAATTGATGAAAGAAGATAAAAATTATCTTTATTGGGCAACTGTTACGCGTCATTGCATTATATGCGGAAAGCCTCACGCTGACCTAGCGCATTATGAAGCAGTCGGCAGAGGCATGAACAGAAATAAGATGAATCACTATGACAAACATGTATTAGCGTTATGTCGCGAACATCATAACCAGCAACACGCGATGGGCGTTAAGTCATTTGATGATAAATATCAATTGCATGACTCGTGGATAAAAGTTGATGAGAGGCTCAACGAAATGCTGAAAGGAGAAAACAATGGGAGAAGTATCGTGGATAAAACTTAAAGTTGGCATGTTTGATGACAGCAAAATCAAATATATCGAAGCTTTACCCGAAAGAGATACGATCATAACCATTTGGGTTAAGTTGCTAACTTTATCAGGAAAGTACAACGAACAAGGTTACATTATGCTATCTGAAAATTTGCCGTACAACGAAGAAATGTTAGCAAATGAGTTTAGCCGACCTATCAACTCAATAAGGTTAGCAATTCAAACTTTTGAGACATTGGGCATGATTGAAAAAGTTAATGGTGTCATAAAAGTGACAAACTGGGAAAAGCACCAAAACATTGAAGGACTCGAGAAAATCAGGGCGCAGAACAGATTGAGGAAACAAAAGCAACGAGAAAACAACAGAAAATTGTTGAATGGTCACGTGACGTCACGTGACAGTCACGCAACAGAAGAAGATAAAGAATTAGATAAAGAATTAGAAAGAGATAAAGAAAAAGATATAGATAAGAATTTAAGTTCAAATAATAGCGCAACTGACGTTACGCATGAGCAATTTGAGGAATGGTGGAAACTTTACAACAAGAAAAAAGATAAGAAGATGTCTTTCGCTAAATTCAAATCATGCTTAAAGAAACATACTTTTGAGCAAATCATGCAAGGTACTCGAGAATATTTAAAAACTATTACAGACAAACAATATCAAAAGTACCCTAAAACGTTTTTAACTAACGAAAGCTATATGAATGATTATAGCGAAGAGATTAAAGAAACTGGCATAGATCAATTGGAACGTATGAAGTACGACGAAAGTTATTGGGACTAGGAGGATCTTATGAAACCGTTATTCAACGAAAAAATAAACGAAAGTTTAAAAAAGTATCAACCAATCGAAGTAATACTAAGACAGAATTGCGATAAATGTGGGCGTCAATACGACTTATATAAGTTTGAAAATGGATATGAATACAAAGACGGTTGCGAATGCGAAATTCAAAGATTGGCTTATGAAGAATACAAAAGGAATAAACAAAAGAAACTTGATTATATTTTCAATCAATCAAATGTTAATCCGTCATTAAGAGATGCAACAGTCAACAACTATAAGCCACAAAATGAAAAACAAGTACAAGCTAAACAAACAGCAATAGAGTACGTACAAGGCTTCTCTACAAAAGAACCAAAATCATTAATATTGCAAGGTTCATATGGAACTGGTAAAAGCCACCTAGCATACGCTATAGCAAAAGCAGTCAAAGCTAAAGGGCATACAGTTGCTTTTATGCATATACCAATGTTGATGGATCGTATCAAAGCGACATACAACAAAAATGCAGTTGAAACTACAGACGAGCTAGTCAGATTGCTAAGTGATATTGATTTACTTGTACTAGATGATATGGGTGTAGAAAACACAGAACACACTTTAAATAAACTTTTTAGCATTGTTGATAACAGAGTAGGTAAAAACAACATCTTTACAACTAACTTTAGTGATAAAGAACTAAATCAAAATATGAACTGGCAACGTATCAATTCAAGAATGAAACACAATGCAAGAAAAGTAAGAGTAATCGGAGACGATTTCAGGGAGCGAGATGCATGGTAATAACAAAACAAAATATAAAAGAAATATTACATTGTAGAGATGTATATGCTCAAAAGATGATTGATTTTGCAAACGGAGACCAAGAGAAACTTAAAAAACTTATTGATGATAAGTTGAAAGAAAAAGAAGAAAGATCCGCTATCGTCGAATATTAAGGAGTGTTAAAAATGCCGAAAGAAAAATATTACTTATACCGAGAAGATGGCACGGAAGATATTAAGGTCATCAAGTATAAAGACAACGTAAATGAAGTTTATTCGCTCACAGGAGCCCATTT